AATAGAATACAACTCATCTTTGAATTTTCTCTTTCGTGGATCTTTAACAAAGTCGCTAATCATGTGACAGTCTAACGCGTCACCATTCAAGATGATTGAATCACACCCCTGTTTGATGCCTTCGTTTATTGCGCACTCAATAGCTTCGTTGTCTTGATATGGAAAGTGCAAATCGCAAAGAATCAAGAACTTCGTTCCTTTCACTTCGACGTGTCGACGTTTTTTAGCGTAAGATTTTGGAAGTGCGTATGGGTTGGAAGGTCGCGGTGCTGTGTCCATCAATTCTTTTTGTGTGTTATGTTTACGACTTTTTGCTCCGTGCTTACCGCGAACACGACGAACATAATTACGCGCGTGTTCTTGCGTTTGAAACGCTTCTGGATATTCTTCGAAAAGTTTTGTGGCTAACGAGTGTGAAGGTGCGTCGGGAAACTTGCTACAAATCTCCGCTGCTATTTTTCTCGCTTCCGTTTGATTCGCCATTTGCTTTTGATTTAGTAAACTTTTCAATCACAGTACCACCAAACATTCCACCGGTTAACAACGCAAGTGTGTCAAACATCTCAATTGGACAGATATAAGTTGTAAAGGTTGCAACGTAACTCAAAACGATTAGGTTAATTACGACAAATATAGCAATAACTCGTTTACTTGAAACTTTTGAACACGATGTTAACAAAGAATTTAACCATTGCTTCATAAAAACTTCAAAATGAATTGAACAATTAAGCCGCCAACGATACCCGCTGCGGTTGCGATACCACCCAAACGCGCTACTTGAAGGCGTTGGTTCTGAATGTACTTGTCGTGCTTCTGCACCTTGCTCACAAGACCTTCGATTTTCATTTCGTCGTCACCGATTAACACGTTGTATATTCGGTCAATCTTTTTGTCCATTGTTTGGAGCTGTTCGTGTATCAAAGCTATTTCGGTTTCGGTGTTCATGACTTAAAATATAGTTGTATCTCAGCTTCGCGACGCGTTACCAATCCTTTTAATACTTTACCACCGCCTTTGTTCCATAAACGGAAAGAATCGGCAATCGTTGCGTCTGTTGGATTGACGTTTAATTTCTTGAATACAGACGAACGTTTGAAACCTGCCGTTCCGATGTTGTACGCAAGTGAAACACACGCACTAAATTGATTCTCGTTGAGTGGTTTCAAAATAAAGGGAGTGATTGAAACTGCGAACTGGTCAATTATAAACTTCGCCAATTCGTCAGCACGTTGCTGCGTGATTACGTCGCCTTCTTTCACCTTGTCGCCATTCTCGTAGAAAGTATTTCCGAAGCCAATAGTCCACACGTTAGCAGGACACTTGTACGCTTTCAATCTGCAACCTTCAAAACGCTTTATTAGTGCGTAACCTTCTGCGTTAACTTTCATTCGATAACTTCTTTATTTGTTTTTCTTTTCTTACTAAGTATTTACGGAATTTCTCCTCGTAAATCTTTTGTTTTACCATGTCTTTCTTTCTGCCCCTTGTAGCCATGTGTTTTTGTATTCGTTATCTAAACCATCCAAGTCCTGGTCTTCTGTATTCGTATAATCGTCTGTCGCGTCCGTCGCTAATCTCAAAAGCATTCGACGGATAAACATTTGTTTGCGACCATATCTGTTGTGTCGTGTTTGTAACGTATTCAGGGAAGTCTGATTGATTGAAACACAAATAGTCAACCATTCTTTGCGTGTAAAACATCGCCTGTGAACGCGCTTGGTCACGGTAGTTTTGTAAGTCGGTTTGACTTATTGGAGTAGTGTCTTCGCTTGTGCGAATTACTAAACTTCCGTTGTCGGTTTTAACATACAAATGCGGAAGCACTTCGTACATCGTCCACCACATTATCATGCGACGCAAGTAATTGTCAAGAAGGGTTGCGTATGCGCCTGTAATATCGTCGTTAACTACATCTTCTTTGATGCGGTTGTAAAGGTCAGTTCCTAAATACAACTGTGCGTACTTGTCCTGCGACAAATAAATAGCAGGATAAAGAAGCAAGGGATCAACCGAACCGTTAATCCATGTATATTTTTTGATATAGTTTTCGTCAATGAGTAGAACTTCGGGTTGTAGTGCCATTTTTTATGAGTATTTAAGTGAACCTCGTGAGGGTGTGTTAATTGGAGCAACACCTTCAGCTCCTTTTTGTGGAACGTATGGATTATTACCTACGCGCTTGTCATTATTTAATCCGTCGTTAGGTAAAATCTTACCTTTTGAATCTCTTTTACGAATGTATATTTGACGCTTCCAAAAGTGGTGACAAAAACAACCACCCTTCCAAATGAATATATTATAAGAAGAACTTCCTTCTGGAGCAAATTCTCCGTTCACACCTGCGTCGCTCATTTCTTGAATGTCTTCGTAACGAAAAGACAAACCTGTCTTTGACAGTCCAACCATTTCTTGACAAAATTCACGACTGTTTGCGCTTAAATTTTGAGAGTAAGCGTAACGTAATTTATAAAGTCCTGTATCTCCAAAAGGCGACTTCTCTTCAGCGTTTGCATAACTGCGAACACTCATGTATTCTTGACGAAAATTAGCTTCGTTGTGTGGATCTGTAACGTCTTCTTCACTAAGCAACTCCCACTCGTCTAAATCGACTAACTCAGCTTTTTCTTTTAGAGTTGTAATCCACGCACGACCTTGTTCGTCTGAAAAATCATTCTCAGCAGCAACTACTTTTTTTTTTAATTCAGCAGTTTGCACCGTTGGTTGAACAACAGCTACTTCGTCGAATACGCTGTTCATTTCAATCGTCAAATCACTTCCAAGAATAGGAGCGAATGTGTTTGTTATGATTCGTTGGTATGGCTTGATAACTTGGTTGTTGAATATCTCCATACCCACCAACATTTCGTCTTTGTTACTTCCGAATCCTGTCGTATCTCTAATGCCGTGAATCAATGGCGACACAACGCGGTGTCCAACCATAATCTGCTTCGCTGTTTCTTCGCTTAAAAACTGATATTGCTTGTCTGCGTCACTAAGTGGAAACGATTCAATCGAAGGAGCGCGTGAAGGATCTTCGTTGAACGTCATTAAGAACTTACCGGCATTACTTGCACCGCTCAATCTTGTTTCCCATTCGCGACGTATTGCTTCGCGTTCTTCTTTCTGCGGAATGCCGTTTAAGAAGTTAATAATGAATGAAGGAAATAAACCATTCAAGATATTATTGACGTGATATAGTCCCATTTGATAAGACAATTCAACGTAATTCAAAGCTCCAAAATAGTCGGGTTTCGCATAGTACGAACTTCCTGCCATCATGCCGTGTGCATAAATCACTTGGCGCGGTTGTTCTTCCGCTTGTGAAGGATTGAATGAAGGAATGAATTCAGGTTTTCCTTTCTTGCTCCGTGAGTTAGCCCAGTCGCGAGAATACCAAATACCTGTAATGTCTTCTTCTTCTTTGTCGTATGCAAGGCGACAGTTCTCAAACGGCAAGTGGTTGATTTTAACAACGCGTGTGAAGTCCATTGACCAAATCACTTCGGCAACAAATGCGCCTTGAAGTTTTAAGTCAAAAGAAATACCTTGAAGCGCATTGTCGAGAATCGTTCCTGTACCTTTTCCTTCAATCATATAAGCGATTGAGTTCGTCAATGCGTTATGAATAGGGCTGTTGTAATAAAGCGTAATTAGGTGCTGTGGAAACAAGTTGTTGAAACCGTAGTCAATCCAACCTGCGCGGTTTTCTTTTTCAGTTGCTTCAACTGGTTGGTATGCCGAAAGATTAATTGCTTGTATATTGTTTTCCATTTTATGCACCTGTATATATTACATCGACAGGGATTGTCGGTGTTGAAACATCAAAGTAAATTGTTCCGTCCTGAAGAATCATTGAACCGCGTTCAACGAGTCCAACAACGGAAGCGTCTGTTGGATCTAAATTGTCGTCGCTGTTTTGTCCGTACACATCGTACTTGTATTTGCCAGCGTCGACAAGACCAACTGTTGTCAAACGAATCTTTGTGACACGTTCGTTTTCGTTTATCACTTCTACGACCTGTGCGAGTTGTTCGCCTGTCATTTCGTAGGTCAAGATTAAAAGATAGTAAGTGAATGCAACGTTGAAGAAAGCACGTCCTTCATCTAAGGAAAGCCACGCGTCTTGATTCGCAGTATTTGTATTCAAATAAACCATTCTATCCTTTTATTTGTTTGTTGAAATTACAACACGTAGGGACGCTTTGTCCCTATGTGTGTAAAAGTTTTTTTAGTCTGTAATGATTACAGAAGGAGCGTCAGATAATTTGTACGCTCTTTTTGGAGTTTCATGTGTGAAAGCCAAAGTGTAACCGTTAGCGTCACCAAGTGCTGTTCCTGTTGCTGCTGTTCCTGTTGAAAGGTCAGCACCGCTTTCGTAACCAACCGCCCACCAGTTGTTATTTGTGTCGTTTACAAATACAATAACACGAACAGTTGCTACATTTTGCAATTCCAAACGCTTTGCAGCACTTAATTTTTGCAACATGATATTTACTGTTTGCGTGTAAAATACTGTTCCGTTGTCACGGTTGAAGTTTATTGTTTCTTCGAACGAACCTGTTTGAGTTGGAAGTTCATAAGTGTAAATTTCATTTGCGTTATTTGCAAGAATTGATGTAACAACTTCGTTTGCATCTAAAGTAAATGAATCAACATTTGTAAAATCAGTCAAAACGATTTGTTTAATTCCACCGATTCCGTCTTTGCAATCGAGTGTAAATCCTGTGCTTAATTCACATGCCATATTTGTATGTTTTTATTAGCACAAAAGAGGGGTGGTTTTTATGCCACCACCTCTATT